GCTTGAGCAGGTACAGCGTCTCGGTCGTGGCTCGGAAGACAGGCGGCGCGTCAGTCGGCTTCATGGGTATGAACATACCGGGTTGGATACCGGATCGACCCTTCGTGCAGGTGAAGCTCCCCAGGGCCAGAAACCGTCAAAGCGGAGCAGGTAACCCGGAATTGCATACAGCAGATCTGCTGATGGAGGATGATCGGCAGCACAACCGGCACATTCTTGCGGATAGTGTCGATTGCGAAGGTGACGGCCGCCGTGTGGTCGGGCGTCGTCGGGATCAACTCGTTGAGCTTGAGCGCCCAAGTGTCCAGCGTGATCGTGGCGCTGGTTACGACGCCCTTGAGGGCGGTGAAGCGCAGGATCAGCTTGGCGGTCTTGGCGTGGTCGGCGTCCTCGGGAACATCCCAGGTGGGGTAGACCTCCTTGCCAGCCGTCATGTTGGCGCTGTAGATGCCGTTGTCGATGTTAGTGGACGGCGCGGTAGACCCCGTGCCCCGGCCAACTACAGACAGCGTCTGGATGCCGAAGAAAGGCCGCTGGTAGGTCTTCAGGGACACGACGCCCTTGCTATCGACCGTGAACTGGTCCGGGTCGTAACGGGCCTCAGAGGCGCTGTCAGACTGCGAATCGCGCCGCGTCCGCGCAGGGGCCTGCGGGTCACGCTGCCCGGCTCCTGCACGGGGCTGGGTCAGGGCCCGCTGGCGATCCGACTGGTTCGTCTGCGTCATCGGCGCAGGCTCCCCGCCGAGGCGATCTCGGCGTCACCCGTCTCGTAGGCCCAGCTCTGGTCGGGCAGGGCGTTACGCAGCCGCATGTAGACATGGTCCCCGCTGACTCGCACAAGCTGGCGGTCGTTGCGGCCAGCCCGGAGGCGGCCACGCTTGACCGGGTCCCCGAGGTCGTCGGGCGTGCTCTCCGCGAAGAACTCGTAGTTCACCCCATGCTGATCGGAGGCCAGCACGAAGGACGCCTCGGTGAGTTGAGCAGCCGCAATCGGGGCCTGGATCAGCGGCCCGAACAGGGCGTAGCTGTCGATGCCGATGTTGGTGCTGCTGGTCTGCTCGTCGTGGCGCGGGATGTTGCCCGAGGCGTCGATGCCCCAGCGGCGGACACGCCCGTCCTCGCCACCGATCAAGAGTGTACGGTCATTGTAAAGGTCCCCGTCCATGCGGACGGCGGCGCAGGGCTGGATGTTGTCGCCGTCAGCGAGGCCGAAGCGGTCCTTGTGCCAAGCGTCGGTGCTGACCTCGTAGAACCAATGGTCCACCAGCGTCCCAGACGGGGCACCGAACGGGATGACGAAGATGTGGACGCCCTCGTCGATGGGGTTCCATTGGAGCTGGACATAGTTGGTGCCCAGGTCGATGGAGCGCAGGGACTTCTCGACGCGGTTGACGCTGGCCCGCTGCGGGCGCTGGCCCGGCACCATGTAGAACAGCCCGCCCGTGGACCCGAAGAACCAGAGCGTGCCCTGGGGGTCCTTGCAGTAGGGGCGACCGAAGGCCATGCCCGTCTCGTCGGTGACGAGGTCCAGCGAGCCACCGGCCATCGGGTCGCCGGTCAGTTGCCAGATGGTGCGGTCCCCACCGAACAGCAGCAGGTCGTCGCTGTAGACGACCATCGTGTTGATGATGTCGGGGACGCGGCCTGCGCGGGTGTTCGTAGACGAGCAGGCTTGCAGGGCGCTGGGGATCTGCGGGAAGTAGTCCCAGTTGTTGGGGTCGTTGATGGCGCTCATCGACCAGCGGCCAGGGTCAGCCGGGTCGCGGGCCAGGACGAGCCGCCCGTGCCACATCTCGACGAGCTTGCAGCGTTGCGGGATGTTGCCGACGCTGGTGCAGCGCAGCTTCTTGACGGAGCCGTAGGCGCTGGCGTCGGTGTCGAGCGGGTCGTACACCCAGTAGTTGGCGCCGTCCGCGATGTAGCACTTCTGGTAGCCCGAGGCGATCTGGACATACTGCGCCGTGCTGCTGATGACGGCGTTGTTGTCCGGGTCCTCGATGCTGGAGTCGAGCACCTTGACGACCTTGTTGCCCGAAACTCCGATCACATGGAGGTCCCTAGGGGCACCGGATGCGTTGGCGACCGAGACGAGGTTGAAGCGCCAGATGCTGGGGTCGCCTGTGCTGCCCGTATCGCGGGGACCTCCGATCAGGACGAAAGGGGCGTGCAGGAGGGTCGCGTCGTCGTAGTAGTCGGGGACATCCAGCGGGGGCGCGGCGGCGCTGACGAAGGCGCTGTAGCCCGTGCAGGTGAACTGCTCTTGGTCGGCGGGGTCGTACTCGCCGGGGAAGAACACGACCGCCTTGTTGTTGTAGGTCGCGCTGTCAGAGGCGCGGCCCCACGGGATGTAGGCGTTGTGGTTCTGGTCCTGGCCGAATCGGATCAGCAGCGACTGGGGAGTGGCGTATCCCCAGCGGCCCTCGAAGCTCTGGGTGTAGGTTTCGCCGCCGGTCGTGACGATGCTGGACAGGGTGTTCGTGCGCTCGGCCAAGACGCGGCGGACATTGACGCCTGCGCTGAAGGTCGTGTTGGCATTGAACGGGGTCGCCCAAGTGTTCCCGATCAGGCCCGCGTAGATGTAGTAGGTGTCGATGTCTGCCGGGGCATTATCGTTCGTATTGACCGTGGGCCTCGGGCATCCGATCAAGACGGTGCTGGCATCCTTCTTCGTCAGCGTGAACGCCGCAAACTTGGTCGCCTCGACATGCGCCTGCGCGAAGTTCATCGCAGCGACAAGCTGATCGACGCGGTCTTCTACGGTGGCGCCCGGAGCGTTTGTGATCCCGTAGCTAACGATGGAGCCCAGGGTGCCAATGTAGTTAGGCCCGGCACCTGTGCCGGTCCACACAAGGCGGAGCGTTGCGCCGAAGAGGCCGGTGCCCTGCGCGCGCCCCACCAAGTCTAGGTAGCTAGAGGAAAGGGGCGCCGTTGAGGTCACCGTCAGCTCTTGGAAGCTGAACGGGTCACCGCAGCAGAGCACCGCGTCTTGGTTGTCCACGGCATCGCCAAGCCATTGACCATCAAGACCGATGCCGCTCAGGGTCGCCTCTGCACTCTCGTACATCCCCGTGGTGCAGACGAACTTGCTGTCCACAAGGTCGGTCGTGCCCTCGGTTGCGTTGGGGTTCAGCCAGAGCAGGCCGCCCCACTCTTGGTTGATGCCGTCCATGCTGGCGATGCTCATGAGAACGATGCCGTCCTCAGTCACCGACAGGCGCCCGACATTCTGCTCGTTGGCGAAGAAGAAGTAGTCGTTGTCGCCCTGCTGCGCGTCAGACGGAGCCGTCTGGAACCCGTAGCTATAGCGCAGGTCGTCGTTCTCGACCGGGGCCTCGTTGAACGGCAGGTAGTCTTCGTACACCCGCAGGCGGAAGTAGACCTTGGTGGCGTCGGTGCCTGTAGTGCCAGGACGGGCGCTCAACTCTGCGGGGTCTTCGGCGGTCAGGACATACAGGCGGTTCTTGACGGCCTTGATGTCCAGCACCGTCTCGCCGTAGCTGAAGGTGTAGACATGGGTGTAGGTGTCGTCTTCGTTGTAGCGGTAGATGTACAGGGCGCAGTCCGCGCCAGACCCGTTACCTGCGTGGGTAGTCCCGACGAAGATGTTCTGGAACTCGTCCATCGCCACGCACGACCCGAAGGGCCGGTCATTGGCGGGATCCACCTCGGGCAGCTCAATCTCATGGACCGGGTTACCGTCCTCGTTGATGACATAGACCCGGTTGTTGCTGGTCAGCGCCACATAGGACTCGTAGGGGCCACGGATCATGTCCGCGATGTCCCCGAAGGACTTGCCCGCGTTGTCCCACTCCTCGGTGCCCGCGAGGTCGGCGGTGAAGTTCAGCTTCGACAGGGCCGTGCTGGTGGCCGCTAGGGCGAGAACGCGGTTGGACCCGTTCAGTTGCCCGCCCCCGGCGTAGAGGCCCAGTCCGGCCCTCTGAGCGCCCCTGATGCGGCCCGTGCGCGGGTCACGCGAGCGCACATTCCGGTCGTCGCGGCAAGTCATCTCCTCCTGCACAGAGAAGCCGAAGTGCTCGCTGATCCCCTTGATGGGGTACTGGATCCGGGTGCGCTGCTGGGCCATCAGTTAGGTGCGGCGACGGAGGTGAAGTTCCAGAGGTGGTCGTAGGTGGCGCGGACGCCGGTAGCGGCGCCGCCCCGCATCGGCCCGATGTGGGCCATCATCTCTTTGTCGCGCAGTTGGGCGGCAGCGTAGACCGGCCCGGCTTTGACCTCTTGGATCCGCGACTCAATGCTGGCCTCGGACTCGCGCTCGTAGCCACGGGCGAAGGCGCGGACCAGCGTGAGGTACAGCGTCTCCACCCAGTCAGGGATCGGGACAAGCGCGTTGTCGCTGTCCACGGACTGCCAGCCGCCACGGTAGTAGACCATCAGGCGGTCAAGCTCGTCCTGGCTCGGGGTAGGCCAGAGTTCGAGGCGGGGCCGCAGGGGGCCTCCGTCGATGCCCGTGTCGGTGAGGGCGACGGTCATGGTGCCGCCGGTTGCCACCACGGTCATGCTGTTGCCTCGCGTGCCGGGGCGCGCGTGGGTCAGGCTGACCACCGCTCCGCTAACATCCGCCCGCACATAGAGGTTGGGCGCGTCGTTGATCGCAGCCGCCATCTCCGCAGCCATGAGGGCGTCGGTGGCTTGCAGCGCGACATAGCGGCTGGTGGCCGTGTTGGTGCCGGTGCCGACCGTGAACACGGTGGACGGGTTGTAGGCGTCCGAGATGGTAAGGGTGTCCGTGGCGATGACATTCCGCATCAGCACGGTCCCCGTCGCGGATTCGCCGCGCGGCGCGTAAACCACGGCGGCGTTGTACTCGAACGAGTTGGCGACGGCGAGCGACCGCAGTTGCAGCAGGCGCTCTTGGGTCGTGAGCCGGAATCCCGCGTTCAGCCCGTTGGTGGGCTGGATCGCCACGATCTCGCGGAAGTCCTCGGGCAGCCACGCATAGTCCTGATTCGCAGTGAGCGACAGAGTGGCCTGCGCGCCTTCGCACCATCGCCAGTTGTGCATGTTGACCATGTACTGGCCCGCATCGTTGAGGATGCGGTACGCGCCGATGCTCGGGACATCCTCGGAGGCGAGGGTGTGCCGGATGTGGGCGATGGCGTCGGAGACGAGAAGGGTCATGAGTAGAACCAGAGGTGGACGGTCTGCGCGGACCCGGCGTCCAGCTTCAGCTTGGGGTAGGTGCCGTCACTCGTCACTTGGGACAGGTTGAAGACGCGGTACTGCCCAGGACCGATGAGGCTGCCGCCCCACTTGTCGATGAGCGTTTCCCCGCCGTCATACTCGATGTACGCATCCGTGCTGACGGACGCCGTCTGCGTCTGCATCACGATGGTGCTGGTGGTATCGGGGATGGTCGTGGACACCGCACCCGAACCACTAAGCGTGACCTCGGTGTAGACGATGTTGTCCGTACCCGTCGAGCTGATGCTGAGTGACCCTTTCGGGGCCGTGAGTTTGTAGTTCTGTCTCATGCTAGGTGCCACCAAAGGTAGACGAGTTGGTCTCCGCTGAAGCCGTCGTCGGCAATCCTTACGCGCGGGTAAGTGCCATCGCTCACGACCTGCCCGAAGCTCCAGAAATAGGTGAGATCGGTCTGGACCGAGGCGACCCCACCGATGCTGCCGAGGTACACGCTGTTGCTGGCGTCCAGATCCAGCGTGACATCACATGCCTTGGCGGCGACGACGCAGATGACCCGCAGAGCGTGCGCTGTGCGCGGCACCGAGACGGTCGCGGAGGTAGTGGAGTTGATCGTGAAGTAGTCCGCAGACGCAGGGCCAAGCTGGTGCGTGATCTTCTCCACACCCGCCGAGGACGCGCCGATGGAGAAGGAAGCGTCTTGCTGGTAGATCTGTCGCATAATCGTGATGAGTTCTGGCCCAGGAGGCTCCGGGGGCGTCAGGGTTGAGATCTCAAACGCCCCTGGGTCGGTGGTGGCGCCAGAGCGGGTGTTGCCGACGATGTCCGTGGTGGGGACATCCGGGTTTGCATCAGGCCCGATGCCCCCCGCGAGGACATCGTTGTCTGGATCGTCGATCAGGGCGCCGGTAGCGGCGTCGTAGATGGCCCAGTCGCCGGGGCCGGGGTCGGTGTCCGTGGTTGCGGTGATGGGGTACGGCGAGCCCTGGATTGCGACTGGGAACGGGTTTGTGCTGCCGCCGAAGTTGTTGGAGCCGGTAAGCGTTAGAACCCCTAGCCCTGATCCAGTAGGGACATGATTGAATGCTCGGCCTCCTGTAATATCAAGGCTATTGACGACATCTGCCGTAACATCCAGTCCAGCATCATGTGTTTGAACCACTATGCAAGAGGCATAAAGTTGTAGCGCCGTACTTGCCGCGTTGCCCGTGAATGAACAGTTGTAAGCGGCGAAGTTAGTCGGTCCGAGTGAAGTAAAAGATCGCGCATAGATAGCGCAGACGGCGCTCCCTAGACGGAAATTGCAGTTGATGAATGTAGCGCCCTCGCTTGAGCTATTGCTAGAAACCATAGCAAGTCCCCAAGACGACGACGACTCCCCTAGCGATGCTAGGACATTCTTGCAGACTACGCCGCGACCAGTCCAAGTAGGCAATGCCGAGAACTGGTTATCGGTGATCTGTAAGCCGTCCAGGACCGTGTAGTTGTCCGCTACCGTCAGCGGAATAGAGCCTACCTGAGACACGACGACACCCGCTCCGAACACGCCGCCATGCTCGGATCCAGCCGCGGGCTTGTAGGTCACATTCCGCGTGGCGTCTGTCGTCAGCGTGCTAGAGAAGTTCACGCTCTCCGCGTAGGTCGCGGCATCAGCCTCGAACACGATGGCCTCGTTCTCATTCACCAAGTCCGTGCTGGTCGGGATGTTGTCCACATCCGCCTCGGCCAAGGTGAAGGTGGCGTAGTCACGCCCAACGGGGCCGATGGTTCGGGTCAGGGTCGCCGTCGCCTGAGGCACCTCGAACGCCCCAGGGTTCGCCGTAGCGCCCGACCGCGCGTTGCCCAGGATGTCCGTCGTCGGCACATCGCTGTTCACGGACGGGCCCACGCCGCCGCCGATCACATCGTTGTTGGGCGAGTCGAGCAGAGCCCCGTTCTTGCCCACATACAGCGCGAAGTCGCCTGCGCCTGGGTCGTAGGCGGTTGAGGCGGTGATTGGGTACGGCGAGCCCTGGGTGGCTACCGGGAACGGGTTGGTCGAGCCGCCGAAGTTGTTGGAGCCAGTTAGCGTTAAAGCTCCGCCGCCTATATTGACCCAAGCGGAAGTGCCCAATGACAGGCAGTTCACGAGGTCCAAGTACAAGTCACCGGAGCCGACATTGTGATATGCGGCGTTGGTTGCGCTTAATGCCGTGCAGTTATAAATCCCTGCATGGACATCGCCCGCATTGCAATACAACCGGAAGGCAAAGCCGTTTGTAATGCGGTCCATAGACACACAATTCTGAATTATAATAGGATTGCTTGCTGACCCGCTGTCCTCAATGAAGAATGGGCGGTTGCTGGCGGAACCCATACAGCCAGACACCAGAACTCCGTCAGCGGTATATACATAGATGCCATCATTGCTTGTGGTGTATACAGACAAATTCAAAAGGGCCGTATTGTTGTCACGGACAGTCAATACAGTACTTGCCCCATTGAAATGAACCCCAGCGCCAAACACGCCGCCATGCTCTGACCCAGCGGCAGGCTTGTAGGTCACATTCCGCGTAGCGTCCGTGGTCAGCGTGCTCTGGAAGGTGACGCTCTCCGAGTAGGTCCCCGCGTCAGCCTCGAAGACAATCGCCTCATCGTTCGCAACGAGGTCAGCCGAGGTGCCGATGTTCTCCACATCAGCTTCGGCCAGCGTGAACGAAGCGTAGTCCTTACCGGACCCAATCGTCTTCGTGATGACCGTGACCATCAGACCGCCGCTTTGTCTCCGGTGAGCGCCTGAATCTCAGCCCAGGTCTTCGTGATCGCAGCGGCCTCCGCGCTGTCCGCGTCCACCCAAGTCAGGTGCGCCGCGTCCGCCAGCGTCACCGTGTAGCGCCGCTTCCCAAGCTGCACACGGCCCTGATCCGGGTCGTCCGGGTCGATCAGGTCGCCCTCCCACGGCGCCATCAGCGCCTGCACATCGGGGTCATCGTGATCCTTGTCGGAGCAGTACACGAACCGGAACCCGCTGTCAGCGCCAGTCACCGCGCCTCCGGGGTTCACATGGCCGTCGAGAACTTGCACGACATCGTTGTCGCCGTAGGTAAGACCCCCGCTCGGGGACGCCGTGATGATGAGTGCGTGTGCCATTTGCAGCAGGTGGGGTGTGGCGCGGGAGCCGAAGCCCCCGCGCCGTTTCTAGCTCAGATCAGGCGTCCTGGTTGCCCGAGAAGCCGTTGAGGCCGTCGAACAGGACCTTCTTCACATCGCCGTCATCGCCAGCCTCAAGGGCGTAAGCGATGACCTTCTCGCCGTTAGCGGCCACATCCAGCGCGAGGCTGGCAGCGGTCGCGGCGAGAGCGTCACCGACAGCGGTGGTGTCACCGTCGTACTCGGCGTCCACGATGCCCGAGAGGGCGAACTTGCCTTCCGCGCCGCTGGCGACATTCTCAAGCGCGCACACGAAGATGCCGCACTTGATGTCGTCAACGCCATCAGCACCAGTACCGGGGGCGGCAGTCGTGTCGAACACCACCACGGTTCCCTCGGGGCTGAGGTCCGTGATGGTCCGCGACACGGCCACGACCTGACCCTTGGTGATGGCCGCATGAGCCTTCAGGGTGACGGTGTGGGTGCGAATGTCGATGCCCTTCGCTCCGGGCTTGGCGATTCCAAAGAAACTAGCCATTGGTGTGTCCTCCTAAAGATCAGGCGGTGTACTCGCTAGCGAACGGCGAAAGGATGCCCTGACGCTGACGCGACCGGCAGACGAAGTTGTACCAGCTATCCACCGGAACGATGGTGGTGAAGGGCTGGTTGGGGTGACGCATCGCGGGGTGCTGGTACATGTAGCGCGTCGTGTGGAAGACGAAC